GCTCGACCTTGGCTTTAGTATTTGATTTTATTATAAATAAAAATCCTTGTCAGGCCTTTTAAAAGGTGATAACATAGTCCCCGCTTTTAAACTTTTTTTGTACAGAAATGGCAAATGGGGATATGGTGCCGGGGATAGTGACTCGTGTCTTTAAGGAAGGCTGCTGACGGAAGTTCGTATCCTAAAATGTCTATTTTCCACAGAATAGACATCATTTCTATCTAACCTTCTAAAGTTTAAAAGCGCGTGGCGGCAGTGGCCTTCCTTAAATGCACGAGAGCACACATTTGGGCATTGCTTCCTGCGGGTAGTAATGGTGGCTGCTTTTTTAGGGTAACCTCCCTCAAAGTAGTCGGGAATTTTGGTGGGAAAAAAATATGAGTGCAATCATTGCAGGTGAAAAGTGTAAATTGTGTAGTAAACGGTACTTCGTTAGCATGGGTCATCCAGACTGGTTTGATAACGTAATCAAACGGCGCAAAGAGCCTTGTAGTATCTACAGGCGATATGTGCGAATAGCAAAATCTGGTATCTGCACTTTCTGTCTAACAGGAAAAGCAGAACCTCATGTAATGGCGGTAGCCACCTTCCGACTAGTCCAATATGGTCGCAAAATCAAACGTCGTTAAAATTTAGAGTAATCAAAATAAGACCTGGAGTCATTTATTTATCGCTTGTGAAACATACAAATCATGTCTCCTTATATATATGAATTACAACTACTTCGTAGTTGTTAAATTACTTCGTAATTACATTACTTACATAATGTAATTACGTTCATAATTTATATTTCTTGTTTTATACTTCGTATAAAAACAAGAAAGAGCCGAACTTATGTCCGGCTCTTACTCGGCTTCGCTTGTGCTTTGCACTGCTAAAAAACAAAACTCGTTTAATGCTTGCGCTACGCTGCGCTGCTAAAAAAAATAAATCTCACTTAACTACAAAAGGAAGTGGTGCTTAAAATGACTATAATATCCATCTTAGCAGGAAGTTACTTGGACGCCCGTCGCCGCTTTCCATCCTACAACAGAGATGAGAGGAGGAGGTAAAATGAATGAAAGTTAGAACCACAAAAGGAGTCAACATCGTTTTACGGCACCCAAAGCTCGGCTCCGGAAAAATAAAGCGCAAAGGCTTTTTCATGTACAGAGGTCATACTCATCAAGATAACCCAAATTCATCAAAACCAAAGAAGAAAAGAAAACCAAAGGAGGACAAAGAAGACAAGATTCCGATAACTCTTTTAGCAGCCACAGAAAAACAAATTAAGGTTATCGGCAGGGTATGGCACATGGTTAAAACCAAGCCGATAAAAGAGTACTTTAACAAAGCGACAGTCCAATTCGTTAAGCAAACCAAAGGAAGCGGGAATAGCAAAAAAGTCACCGAACGTTATTTCTACAGTATCCTAAGAAACATGGAAAACAGTTACGAACGAGCTGCCGGCAACATACCAGTACTACAATCAAAACCTCCACCAAGGAAAACTAATCCGCTTAAATTTCCAGACGAAAGTGTAAAAATAACCTTCCTATATTGGCAACGCTTATCATATCCATTTATGCAGCATAAACAAGTCATGAGTAAAGTTACTTCCCGAGGCATCAACTACATAGACAAGGCCACAAAAAAGCATGGGAAAGATGAAGTCATGAAGGCCATGAAACGCCTACACGATGCCTTTAATGCTGGGTGGTTTAAGTACCGAGCACATTTTTCAGAAACCAAATTAGCACTACCTGATTTTTTCCTTTACAAAGAATCACATTATCAAAAGATCAGCAGAATTCCTTCTTTGACATTCCCTCGCAGTTGGTTCAGAGAAGCGCTGAAAGGCCAGCACTACTTAGAAAGCAAGTACGGTGTGGAGCTAAAGGACCGCAAGCCAAGAATCACCAGTCATTTGTTAGAGTCATGGGATCGATATATTGCTAACAATGGCAACAGCACTCACATTTCAAACGGAGTAAAAAACACTATCATCCGCTCGGCTCGTATACTTTCTAAATTCAGTACAGCCAACAACATCGATCCACTCACGTTAACCGACGTTATAGAAGGAGCTCTTAACAAATGGCATACTATCAAACCAAAGCATGCCGGGTATTTAACAAACAAGATATTTTGGAATGAGCAACTACCAAATGAACTGGTTAGATACGGAGCGATAGAAGCAGGTCGCAAAATAGAAAGAGTCTTATGATCACACGCGAAGTTGTAAACCCCGAGAACGAGTACAGTGTTCTTGGGGCGATGATAACAAATAATGATGTTCTGTCAGCAGCATACAATCGATACAAAACAGGAACCCTTAAGACAAAGCACTTTACGGAAAGTTACAGGCACGTCTTTCGCTGGTTAATCCGCTACTACGCGGCTCATCGAAAAGCTCCTAACAGAACAATCCAGCAAATATATGACCGTCGTAAGCACAGTCTAAACGCCGAAACACAAGAACTCGTTGAAGAGTATCTCGATGCGTTAGCAGAAGAATGGGACGCTGATACAGATACCGACTTTGTGCGCAAAGAAATACTACCTGACTTTATTCGAGAGCGTGAGCTGAGTCAACGTATCGACAAGGCTCAGGCCGAGATCAGTTTAGGCAAATTCGAGGAAGCCGAGAAGGTCTTTTCTTCATACTCGTCTGTGGGCATCGAAGACGAAGACGAAGAAATGGGCGCTATCATTCCGTATACAATCGAGGATGTAGAAGAAGGAATGACTCCAGATAATGCTGCTCGTGTGGCTTTTAACTTTCACGGTGATCTTGACAGACTCATTGGGCCTTTGCAGGCATCATGGCTTGTGGCGATTACAGGAATAGAGAAAAGCGGAAAGAGCTATGTGCTTCAGGATATGGCCTACGAAGCTGCCCTTTACCAGAAGAAGAAAGTGCTGGTAATTAACTTGGAGTTATCCAAACCAATAGCTCGCAATCGGCTATGGCGTCGCATCAGTCGTACAACCAATCCACGTTATGCCGGAAAAAAGATTATACTGCCTGTGCTGGATTGCGAAAACAATCAATTTGGTACATGCAAAAGATTAAAACGTCTGAAAAATAAAGTTAATCTGTTTCGTAGCAGCGATGAGATTATGAGCTACTACCGCCGGAAGAATTGGGTGGTATGCAATGAGTGTAGAGATAATTTAAAGATCAGAAAGAATGCTGCCAAGACCAGACGATTCGTACCGACTATATGGTTCAAGGAAAACACTTTACGAAAATTATCGGAAGTTAGAGTCAAACAGGCAATCAAAAATAAGAACATGAATCGGCTCTCTAATTTACGAGTCAAGTGCTTTCCAAGATTCTCTGTTACATTCGATCAGACATACGAGTTTATCCTTCGGTATATAGACAGGAAAAAATGGAAACCTGACATTATCGTATACGACTACTTAGACATCTTGGCTAATGAAACAGGATTAGAAGGTCGTTTTGACATAGACAGCAAATGGAAGAAGGGTAGTAAGTTGGCTGGTGAACTTGACTGCTTAGTGCTTACAGCGGACCAAAGCACAAAAGCAGGGCGAACCCAGTATGCCCTCGATCAAATGTCTACGAGTGAAAGCAAAACTAAGGATAGTCACTTAGATGCGAGGATCGCAATCAACCAAACCGACACCGATAGGGCACTAAATTTAGCTCGTTTTAATGTTTTATTTCACCGTCATGAGGCTTTTAACCCAAAGACTGAAGTCCTTGTTACACAGCGATTAGCGACAGCTCAGCCTATGATGGATAATGCCTATCTGTTTGACAAGGCAAAGAATTTTAGGGTAATAAATACAAAATTTTAACGCAATTAGATTTGAATGTGATATAATAATGGTGTGTGGCGTTGGGCCCACAATTTTCATTAACCTTTAAATCCCTGAAAAGGAGGCACAGTAAAATGGCTATTACAAAAGGTAAACTGGTTAGTATGGGAAAAAAGCTGAACAAACTCGACCTTACTGAGGATCCTGTTGAGGTGAAAGGCGACCTTGAAGACATTAAGGAAGACTTTATTTCAGCGATTGAAGAGATCGACGATGATGGTTCCATCGACGAGGTCCCCGAGCCGATCATCACATTCTACGAGTCCCTGTTGGATGAGGATGATGATGAGGATGAGGACGAGGATGAACCGGATGATGAGGATGAGGACGAGGATGAACCGGATGATGAGGATGAGGACGAGGATAAAACCCGTACCCGGCGTCGTAAGCGAGGCGGTACCAAAGGCAAAGCCAAATCCAAAC